CAAAAACAATCGACCCAAATACTGACTTCTAAACGTTGCGTTTATGGGAATTCTGGTCCAAAACTTCACCTGAAGTCTCTGATGGATATTAGTGACTCTCATGGCGCAGTTTGGTCTCAAGAAGATTCTGATGTGTCCATAAACACCGTCAATTCCTTTTCCGACCTTTCTGACCCTTCTATAATAGTCCACCCCGTCAGTTGGTCTAGACATGGTATTCTCGTTCACGTTCCAGCAGATCTCAAATGTGCTTATAACGCACTTAAGGCTTCAGCTAGAATGTTGGGAGTTGGCCCCCTGTTTGACACCATCTTAAAGAATCTTAAAGATGACGACAAGCAGTACAACGTCCCTGCTGTCGATGAAGACTATCAGAAGATTTGTGACACTCTGGATTGTGCTATTAGAATCCACCATGCACTTCCTGATCTTAACGCCTCCCTATATACACCTACTGACACATCCACCCCAAGTTTCACATTAAATATTGTTATCAAAGATTTTCACGCCCACGCCTTCTTACCACAACATCCCAGTTATGATACAACCACCAAAAGAGCTCGGAAAATTGCTGAGTGGTATCGTAATTTAGCAGGTGGTCTAACACTAGTACCCAACCCCGGTGTCTTCAATCCTGTACCCCAGTCTTATCTGGATCTAACCACTCACTATATCAAACCCGCTGACGAATCCTATCAAGAGGTCTCCGTCCCGGACGAAAGGAGTTTCTTTGCCGAGTCCACAGGGATAAGGCCTTACGACGGGTTCAAACTTATAGAGGATATAGTTGACGTCCGGTCCAATCTCCAAGGCCCCGCTGAAGAGTACGGGTCACTAACACCGGTAAATATCTCTCACCTAACAACAAAAATGATACGAAGCAGAGCCTCTGTAAACATACCAAATCTTATTCAACCTCTCAACAAGTCTAAGAGACCATTGCAAGACGAAATATCTAGGCACAGATACATGCATTCTCAAGGCATTGACTTTCTTGCCAGCTGTCCCGCACAAGAACTGCGCACTGCCCATACTAGATACGTTTCGTCCAAGGGTATCAAACTAACAGCAGCTTCCAAAGCACTAGCTCGAAAAATTTCGGACAATTTCGCACATAAATATATGAAAAGAATCAGTGAAGATTCATGCGAGGAGTCTCAAGTTTTAAACGAAGCACTAACTGACGCGATAAAGAAACATTATCCTGA